AGGAACAAGTAGCCGGTCTTATGGCTAAGTTTGAGGGCGGATCACCCGCCAAGGGCGATACTAAATATCATACTCAAGCACGGGCGCGAAAGGCAAAACTGAACACGTACCGTGCTACACCAACCCAAGGTAAAGATGGGTCATATACTCTTGTGCCTGAAAAGGTCACATCAAAATAGGAGCTAGATAATGGCTGAAGAAAATGGGAACGGCAAGAACCAGAGCGGTATAGATGGTGGTGAGGAACAGGGGGGTAGGAGCTTCTATGATAGCATAGTTCCAGGTAGCGCAATACTTACCATTGCTAAGTACTTCGGGGTTTTCGACAAAAAAAAAGGTAAGCCAAAGAACAAGGGCGGTATAGATGGTGGTGAGAATCCCTAGGGGGTTAATATGCCAAAAGTAGGTAAGAGAAGGTTCCCTTACACTCCGGGAGGTAAAAGAGCCGCGGAGAAGTATAGGAAGACGGTTGCTCAAAATGCCATTGCTAAGAAAAAGAAAAAGAAAGTAACGCGTAGTGCCTAAGAACACTGCCCTTGCTTCTCCTTCGACGGGACGTAGTCTGCGTGAAAGAGCAGATGCGGTTGCGGCCACGTTAACTCCACAAGAACAAGGGGTTATTGATTACCACAGGGGGAACCTAAAGTTAGGGGCTACCCATAATGGTGCGCCTATGACTGCTCTTACAGTTGGCCCTAAAGTTCACACTGGCCCTTATGCAGGTAAATTCGCATCGGTCCCTAGTTTCGTGCCGGGGGTGAATGACAGTAAACCTATGTCCGAAGATCAGGCATTGGATTATTGGCAAAAAGAAATTGATGCCGGTAAGTGGCCTATTTATAACTCAGGCGACATATTGAATAAACGAAGTGCGGATATTCATACCATTATGGATGTGGATACTGAAGGCTATGTCCCGCCTTCTGCAGGGAAAACATTGGGGACAATGCCCGTAAACCCGCGGTGGGGTGATGCACGAGCAAGACATCCTAACCGTCTTATTCATGTGGCTGACGCACTAGGTTCAGCGCAAGACTTCGGGAACAAAGCACAGATTCCATATCTGGGTGGTGTAGGTGATCTGCTATTGGGTGGCGCGCAGGATGTCACAGAGCGTTTGGCTTATGGGGATAGAATTACCACCGGCAGAGGGCAGGCACAGCAACTGCACCCCGGAACCGTAGATTTAGCATCGTTAGCGTACCTTCCTGGTAAGGCGGTTACAGCGAGTGCAGGGTTAGGTGCAGACCTCGCGGCGGGATTCACTAAGAACATTTTGGCTGGGGGGAGACGACGCGGGGCAGTTGATCTTGGGCGCAGGTCCGCTTTGAAGAATATAGGCACAGCCGCGGTTGTGGCACCCGTGCTCGCTACCGGGGCAAAAGTCGTTGGTGAAACGCTGACACCGTTGGTTAAGGCAACAGTAGCTCCAGTGGCGACGAAGGATGGTCTAAGTCTTTCGAAGGCAGCAGATTTGCTCGTAGGCGAATGGAACGCTCATTCGAACCGTTATCTTAAACAGGCCCCTCCTCTACGTCGACAGTCAGAAAGGGCTGCTCAGCGTATGGCAATGGAAGCTGACCTAGAGGAAATTTTTGCGAGATACCCAGGCGCTGTTCTAGATAATGCTACGCTTGCCAGATTTAATATACGCGGTGCCCAGAGGAGGTCAAAAATGTTTAAAAGAAATCCTGACTATATGAAACACGACACAAAAAGAGAAAGATTCCTGAATGCCTATGAAGACATGGGGCTTAAATCTGGCTCCCGGGGCAAGTTTCTCCACGAGAAACCACTTCTATCTGCAGCGCAGTCGAGGAACCAGCAGGCTGCCCGAGAGTTTCTAGATAAGTTAGAGCAAGCCGAGGCTCAAGCATTAGTCGAGCGTTGGCAGGTTACGGGTAAGTGGGGAACGCATACCCCTGATGGTACGCGCATACCGGATGGTGTAGATATGGACTATTTTGATCTCGACGACTGGATGCAGAGATATAATCATAGCTATAATTTGCCTCACGAAGACGCCATGGCAATAGCGCGATTTGCGAACGCTGTTAGATAGCACCTAAACAATACATAGTCTATTACAGCGTTCGCAAATATATCATCTATATATAGCGTATATTTGACCGGGGTTTTCGTATTTTAACTAGAATGGAAGAAAACCTTCTTATAAATTAAGGGTCGCTCCACGCTGAGAAGACCTTGTTTCTAAAGGTATGCCTAAAAATTTTAAAAGCGTTAATTATCTCTTATGAGTACTGTACGGTAGTGGATACCCCTGTACAAAAAACAGAATGCATTCGATGTAAGGCATTACATCCTGATACCTTGTTTCCATCAGATGATGGAGTGTGTGTTTATTGCCGAGCAGCAGAAACGGAAAGGTTAGAACCCCCAGAGGTAAAACCTCCTACTAAAGAAGAGCAGCGGAAACTTACTCAAGAAGCTGCTGCCCAGCAAGAACTGGCTAAACGGGTTCTTGCACGTAAACACGTGCTCCCCTTTGTAGAGCGTTTCGATTCAAATTATCAAGCGGGTTGGGTACACAAAGATATCTGTCAGCGGCTGGAGAAGTTCAGTGAAGATGTAGTTGATCGTAAGTCTCCCAGACTGATGTTATTTATGCCCCCTCGACATGGGAAATCAACCTTGGCTAGTGTAGCGTTCCCCGCGTGGCATTTAGGAAGGAACCCTGAACACGAATTTATTAGCTGTTCCTACTCAGGATCTTTGGCTATGTCCTTCTCTCGTAAGGTACGCCATCAACTACGAGAGCCAAACTATAAGAATGTTTTTAAGGGGGCGACCTTGGACCCCACTTCTCAGTCGGTTGAAGCGTGGCTCACTACTAAAGGTGGGGGGTACGTAGCTGCAGGCGTAGGCGGTGGTATTACAGGTAAAGGTGCCCATGTTCTTGTAATTGATGATCCGGTTAAGAATAGAGAGGACGCGGAGTCCGAATACAACCGCGATGCGGTTTGGGATTGGTATACTTCTACTGCGTACACGCGTTTAGCTCCGGGTGGAGGGATTCTTATTATTTTGACGCGGTGGCACGATGATGATCTTGCGGGGCGGTTATTACAAGCTGCTGCTACCGGCGCTGATGAGTGGGAGGTCGTTAAGTATCCTGCTCTTGCGGAAGAGGACGAGGGGTTTAGAAAAGAAGGGGAAGCCCTGCACCCCGAGCGTTACGATACTGCCTTATTAGCTAAAATTCGTCGTGCGATAGGGCCGCGGGATTGGTCCGCACTATATCAACAGAATCCGGTTGCCGATGAGGGGGATTACTTCACTCGGGAGATGATTCAGTATTATGATGAAGCAGATCTGGACTACCACAAGCTTAAGTATTATTGTGCGTGGGATTTGGCGATTGGACAACGCGAACGGAACGACTACTCTGTAGGTATTGTAGTGGGCGTTGATGAGTATGATAAATTGTTTGTGGTAGACTGCGTACGTGGACGCTGGGATGGGTTCGAGCTTGTAGAGCAGATTCTGGATTTGTACGAAACTTGGCACCCTGGTGTTGTAGGTATAGAAAAGAGTCATATTGAAATGGCTCTTGGCCCGTTTTTAGAGAAGCGGGTTAGGGAGCGGAAACTGTATGAAGCGTATTTCCGTGATTTAAAGCCGGGAAGGAGAGATAAGGAAGCGCGGGCTCGAGCTATTCAGGGTAGGATGCAACAAGGGATGGTATGTATGCCGAGAGATCCTCTTTGGGTTGGGCCATTGATTGCCGAGCTTTTACGTTTTCCCAACGGTGTGCATGATGACCAAGTAGATGCGTTGGCATGGATCGGTTTAATGATGACTGAATTTGCTACATACTTTGAGCCTGTGACGCATATCCCTTCTTGGAGGGATAAGCTACAACACATAGCTAAAGGTACTGGTAAGAAAACAGCGATGAACGCGTAATGACATACGGCAAAGAAGAGAAAAAACTTTCTAAAGCAGAGCAGTACGACCTAGCTAAGCGGCAGTGGGGCTGTTATGTGCGCGCTAGAGATAATGGCCACTTAGATTATATTGAAATCGCAAAACAATGTGATGCTTTCTATCGTGGTAAGCAATGGGACCCTGCTGATTTATCTGATCTAGATGACCAGGGCCGACCTGCTCTAACAATTAATACGATCCTTCCTACTATTAACTCTGTTCTCGGTGAGCAAACAACTCGTAGAATGGATGTTAATTTCAAACCGCGCGGTCGTGGGCAACAAGAAATTGCTGATGTTCTTACGAAATTGTTTTTGCAAATTGCAGATAACAATAAGATGGATTGGATCGAGTCTCAGGTATTTGCTGATGGCTTGATACAGGACCGTGGTTGGTTTGATGTACGTATAGATTTTGATGATCATATTAATGGGGAAGTTCGAGTTGTACCCAAAGATCCTATGGATATTTTGATCGACCCTGATGCCAAAGAATATGACCCGAAAACGTGGAACGAGATCTTTGAGACACGGTGGATGTCCCTGGATGAAATCGAAGAGCAGTATGGTCAGGCCAAGGCCGATAAGCTACGGATCACGGTTGAGCAGGGTTCAGCACTCGGGGTAGATTCTGTAGAGTATGAAGAGACACGGTACGGTGATACTTCTGCCTCCGTTGAATACAACCAGGGGAATACAACTAACCCGGAAGAAAATAGAACGTTACGTTCTGTACGGGTGATCGAACGTCAGTACTATAAATTAAAAAAATGTATATTCTATGTAGACTCAGTTACAGGGGACATGCGTGAAGTTCCGTTAAATTGGAGCAAACGGAAAAGAGAAAATTTTGCTGATGAGTTTGGTTTAGAGATTCTGACAAAAAAAGTTCGTAAAGTACGGTGGACAACAACTGCAGATCTTACTGTGTTGCACGATGAGTGGTCCCCCTATGATACTTTTACCCTCATTCCTTATTTCCCTTACTGGAGACGAGGCCGTCCATTCGGCATGGTTCGGAATTTGATTTCGCCGCAAGAACAGTTGAACAAGATCTCCTCCCAAGAGTTACACATTGTAAACACAACAGCTAATAGTGGTTGGATCGTGGAGACCGGATCTTTGAACGGCATGAATGCCGATGACCTTGAGGAGCATGGAGCCGAGACGGGTCTTGTTTTGGAATTCAACAGAGGTTCGAATCCTCCTGCGAAGATACCGCCGAATCAAATTCCTGCTGGTTTAGATCGAATTAGTCAAAAAGCGGCTCTTAATATCAAGCAGATTAGTGGTATTAGTGATGCGATGCTTGGTACGGACAGTCCAGAAGTATCTGGAGTAGCGATTCAAGCAAAACAGAATCGCGGAGCCATGATGATTCAGGTTCCTTTGGACAACTTGACAAAAACTCGACAATATTTAGCGGAGAAAGTGCTTAGTTTAGTGCAGGCGTACTATACCGAAGAGCGTTTGATTCAAATTACGGATGAAACAGACCCGCTAAAAG